GGTCGAGCAGGCCAATCAGGGCCTGGCCCGCATGATGTCCAACTTCAGCGACGGCCGGACGCTGGTCGGGGAAATGCTGATGGCGATGATCGTGGAGGACATGGGCAACGAGGAGCAAACGATCGTCGTCGAAGGCGATGCGGTGCGCCCGGACCGTACCGTGGTCATCAACAAGGTGGAAACCGACGCTGCCGGCTACAAGTACCTGAGCAACGACTTGCAGCGCACGCGCCTGATGGTGAGCTTGGAGGACGTGCCTAGCAGCAGCAGCTACCGCAGCCAGCAACTCACCGTCATGGGCGAAGCGATCAAGGCCCTGCCGGCGCAGTACCAGGCCGCGGCGCTGCCGTTCATGGTGTCGCTGATGAATGTCCCGTTCCAGCGCGATCTGGTCGAGGCCATCCGAGCAGCCGGCGCTGCAGAGACGCCAGAACAGATCGAGCAGCGCATCAAGAAGGAGGTTGCCGACGCCCTAGCGCGCGCCGGCAACGACCTGAAGGCCCGCGAACTGGACATGAAGGAGCGCGTCAGCGAGGCGCAGATCAAGAAGATCGTCGGCGAAGCGGTGCAGACCGGCGTGCAGGCGGCATTCTCGGCGATGCAGGCCGGCGCCCAGGTGGCGATGAACCCGGCTATCGCGCCCATCGCGGACGCCATCATGATGTCGGCCGGCTACCAGGCGCCGAACCCGGCCGGCATGGACCCGAACTACCCGACCGCCGGAAACGCGGCAACGTTGCCGGGTTCTGCGCCCGCGCTGCCGGCGCCGCAGGCCGTGCCCGCCGTGCGCCAGAACACGAGCCCGGCGTTCCCGCCCGTGCCGCAGGAGCCGGGCAGCGGCATGAACGGCATCGAGACGCCGACGCCGGCCGACAACCTGCCGCAGTGACGGCCCGGGTGCCGAATTGGCACCCACAAACTACCCACCAGCAGTCTCGGAAACTGTGCGTCAAGCCTAGCGATAGGCGAAGACCGCGCGCAAGCGCGAACGCATGGACCCTTGCGGCCACAGCGACAAGTGGCGGGAACTGCATCAATGACGACCGTTCAGGACTTTCTCAGCAGCAACGAAATCACGGGCGCCCTCACGCCCGCGCAGGCTGCGCAGCTACTGGAGCTGCCGCAGGGCGATACCGCTTCGGCGGAACAAGCTGACCCGCCCGTGTCAGCGCCTGCACCGGAACCCAGCCCGGCGGCTACCGAGAAGAACACGACGAAGACCGATCCGGCCGAAGACCTTTCGGCTGAAAACGCGGTGATCTTGGCCAGGGACGGCAAGCACACCATCCCGTTCGACAAGCTGGCCGAGGCGCGCGAGAGCGCGCAGCAGGCGGCGGCCGAACGTGATGCTGCGGTGCGCCGCGCCGCGGAGCTTCAGGCGCAACTGGAGGCCGCCCAACGGCCGGCAGCTGCACCGGCTCCGCAGGCTGAATCTACCGTCGACCTCAAGACACTGCGCGCCGAGCACATCGCCGCGCTGGTCAGCGGGGACGACGACAAGGCCCTGGAGCTTGCAGAGCAGATCGACGCCGAGGTGCAACGCCTCGCCGAAGAACGGATCATGCAGCGCCTGGCGGCCGACCGCGCCAAGGATCACGCGACCGCGGCTGCTGCCACGCTGCAGCAGACCGCGGAAAGCCTCAAGTCCAAGTACCCGGCGCTCAATGAAACGAGCCCGAACGCGGACCCCGAGGCCATCGACTTCGTTGTCTACAAGCGCGATGCGCTGATCGCCGCTGGCGAACTGCCGCACAAGGCGCTGGAGCAAGCCGTGGAGAAAGCGGCTTCGCTGTTCAAGTGGAACGGTCAACCTGCCGCCACGCAGCCCGCCCAACGGGATGCCGCCGCGGCTGCTGCTGCAGCCATCGCAGCGGCGAAGGCGCCCACGCCCGCAACCCTCTCGGACATCCCGGGTGGAAAGCCGGCCGGCCTTTCGCTGGATGCACAAATGGCAACCAAGTCCGGCCCCGAAATGCTCGAGGTCATGCAGAACATGACCCGCGACCAGATCGAGGACTACCTGAACCGCACCATCTGACCCGCGAGGAATCAACATGCCCACCACGACCCACGCCGCATACGGCGACACCACCAACAACATCAAGCAGGCAGTCGGCCTGTTCGCTGCCCACATGCAGCGCAACAGCATGATGGCCAGCATGACCGGCCCCATGCCCAAAGGCGCGGCCGGTGCGTCGAACACGCTGCGCAAGCAGACGACGCAGCACATGCCCATCGTGACCTGCCAAGACCTCGGCAAGAGCGACGGCGACGAGGTGACTTTCCACCTCCTGAACCCGCTCAAGGCCAAGCCCATCATGGGCAGCGCCTACGCCGAAGGCCGCGGCACCGCGCTGTCGCTGGCGCAGGACAAGCTGCGCGTCAACCAGGCCCGCTTCCCGGTGAGCCTGGGCGACTCGATGACCGACATCCGCAGCCCGGCCGACTTCCGCGCGCTGGGCCGCCCGGCCGCGCAGAACCTGCTGGACCGCTACATCGACCAGTCGCTGCTGGTCCACATGGCCGGCGCCCGGGGCTTCCACGACAACATGGAGTGGGTGATCCCGACGACGGCCGATGCCGACTTCGCCAAGATCATGGTGAACACGGTCAAGGCGCCGACGAAGAACCGGCATTTCCTGGCCGATGCGACCGATGCCGTCAAGGCGTTCGCGCTGTCGAGCTCGGACGTGGACCTGGGCACGACGGACCTGTTCACCATCGACACCGTGGACGCCATGCGTTCGGTGCTGGACACGATGCCGCTGCCGCCCCCGGGCATCCAGATCCCCGGCGATGCCGCGGCCGAGGACTCGCCCCTGCGCCTGTGGCTGCTGTCGCCCACGCAGTTCGACTCGTTCGCCGCGTCTTCGACCTACCGCACCTACCAGGCCAACGCGATGGCCCGTGCGGCGCAGGCCAAGCAGCATCCGCTGTTCCTGGGGCCGGACACGGCGCTGTGGAATGGCTTCCTGCTGAAGAAGATGCCCCGCCCGATCCGCTTCTATGCCGGTGACACGGTGAAGTACTGCGCGTCGGCCACGAGCGAAACCGAGTCGAGCTGCACGGTGGCGTCGGCCCTGACGCTGGGCACCTACGCGGTGGACCGCTCGATCATCCTGGGCGGCCAGGCCGTCGCGCAGGCCCTCGCGGCGTCGCGCCTGTCGGGCATCCCGTTCTTCTGGAGCGAGAAGATGCTGGACCACGACGACAAGGTGGAACTGCTGATCGGCGCAATCCGCGGCGTGTCGAAGGTGCGCTTCGCGGTGAACACCGATGCCGGCGACATCATCACCGACTACGGCGTGACCGTCGTCGACACCGTGGTCAAGACCCCGGGCGGCGTGCAGTAAGCGGCTGACCAACCTCAAGGAACATCATCATGGCAACCATCACCAAGAAGACTGCTTACGACCGCGCGATGAACGGCGCCCCCTACGGCGACCTGACCGCGCTGGTCTTCCGCATGCAGACCAACGCCTCCGGCGTGCTGACGGGCGGCGACGCCACGGCGGCCATCGGCGATGGCGACGTTGTTCGCATCGGCAAGATCCCGGCCGGCACGAAGCTGCTGGATTCCGTCGTGACCATCAGCGACGCCTTCACTGCGAGCTCCACCTACAAGATGGGCTTCCAGTACGTCGACGGCGTGGACGTGACGGCGGTCCCGCAGGACGACGACTACTTCACGGCGGCCAGCACCGCCCTGTCGTCGGTCGCCGTGCAGCGCAAGGCCACGACCACGGCGCCGGTCACGCTGCCCAAGGATGCGTACCTGATCCTGACGAACGCGGGCGCCGCGCAGGCCGCGGTGGGCATCCTCGATGCCGTCATCATCGGCCAGGTGGTCGGCATCGAAGCCTGATCTCCTTGACGGGCGGGCCTTCGGGCTCGCCCACTTTTTGCCAGGACATCAAGCGATGAGCGAGCCTCAGATTCCGGTCAAGTACATCGGCCCCGATGCCTATTGGGAAGCCTACCTGTACGGCGTCAAGCTGCGTTTCGACAACGGGCAGACGCGCGCACTGCCGGAGTCTCTGGCTCTGAAGTTCCTGACGCACGGTGACACCTTCGGGCGTGACGAGTCCGCTGTCGTCGCCCCCAAGACCGCCGAGCAGGAGACGGCCGACGCGCTGGCCCAGGCCGAGAAGCAGCAGAAGGACGAGCACGATCAATACCTCGAACTGCACGAGGTTCTGGATCGCGTGAACCTGATGGGCAAGGAGCAGTTGGTCGAGATGGCCATCCGCTACGGCAAGAGCTTCGACAAGCGCATCGGCGTCGAGAAGATGCGCACCGAGGTCCGGCAGTTGGTCGACATGAACGGCCTGATCTGACATGACGCTGGAGCAGCTGCGCGCCCTGTACCGCTCGCTGGCGCGCGACGAGGCCGAGCCGTACCTGGCCGGCTACGAGCTTGTCGACGCGCTGCTGAACGAGGCCGAGGACGAGGCTGCGCTGCGCGCCCGCCTGCTCCACGACGACTCCACGGCCGCCGTGTGCGAGATCGACGTGGAAGAAGTCAGCGGCAGCATTCCCCACACCTACACGCTGCACGCCAGTCTGTACGAACTGACGAGCGTTCGCCTGTTCACGCCGGCCGATGGCGACCCGGTGGATCTGCGCCTGGTGTCGCGCGAATGGCTGAACCGCAACGTGCCCGACTGGCGCGAGAGCAC